TAGCCGCACTAATTCGCGTTTTCCGGCGGTACAAGGCGAGACATGGACGGCCTCTGTGAGGATGCAGCTTATTGCTGGCGCGATCCCTCGGGCTGGTTCAGGGGTGCGTGTAGCTGTGCGCGAGTTAACGGCTGCTGGAGAATATCTCACAGAAAATGGCGAAGCGAACTATTCGGGTGCTACAGAAAGCCTTCGATCCCATACCCGCACACTGACCTCTCCCTCGGTTGGCCTTGTTGAAACCGCCATTATTTTGAGGGACATAGCTATTGGCGACGTTGTGGACGTGACTTACCGCTTCAAGGGTTTGCAGCTTGAGAGTGGCTCGGTGACTACCCCGTATCAAGCCAACATGTCCGTATTCGACATAACCGAGACAGGCCGGGGCAGCCGCTCCGCCCTGTTTGACGATCTGGTCGACGACACGCTGGCTACGACCCTGCCCGCTGGCACCTACACCATTGCGACCATCGACGATGCCGGGGTCACGATCCTGACCGGGCAGGTGCTGTCTGCGGGATCCTACACGATTCCCGGCCCACGGCGGCTTTATGGGGCGGTAATCATCAACAGGGCGCTGTCTGAGTCGGAAACCGCCAGCCTGACGGCTTGGCTCAACCCACGGAGACCATGATGCGGATTACAGTCGCTTGTCCAGACACCTTTCGTTCCGACGCCAACAACCTTGCGATGGTTCTGGCGTTCGGCCCGCCTGACGAGTTGACTTACGAGGCGCTGAACTGGCAGGACGCCGATGACAACCTTTATGCCGCTGCATCGTTCGAAGTTAGCCCAGAGTGGATCGGTGCGGCGCAATTGCCATTGGTCCACCCCGCATGGGACACAGCCAATATAATCGACATGGACGCTGCTGGTCGCGCGCAGGAGGCGCTGGTGTTGTGGAACGGCGAGGAGGACGTGCCGCAGGCCATTCCCGCCGCGCTGACTGCGGTCGCTGGAATGGAAGGCTTGGCGGCACTTGCGGCGATGGGTCTGGTGCGAGTTGAGAGTAAGGAGTAAGGTGTAGAAAATGACACTCATCGTAGAAACAGGGATCGGCGTCTATGGGGCGAACGGCTATGTTCCGATTTCTTTTGTGACTAACTACCTCACTTTGCGAAATCGCGTCGCCGAGAACCTGTGGTCAACTTCTACTGTCGCTGTTCAGGAAGCTGCAATCATCGCAGCTACAGATTATCTGGACAAGAGGTTCAGTAATAAGTTCAAGGGACTCCCTCTGTTCTCTTTCTCGACCACCTTTGCAGAGGGTTCTGTTTCCTTCGCTGGACTCCCATCCAATGATGACACTCTCACTTTGGGCTACACGATCTACATCTTTGTGACTTCACTCTCTGGAGCGCCGAACGAAGTTCTCATTGGTTCGACAGCGACCTTGACTGCGGTGAACTTCGCCGATGCTGTGATGGCCCTGCCAGCGGCGGCGGGTGTTACCCATGGCTTGGCAACGGTGGCAAACCGCCACAGCGCGGCCATAGCGGCGGCGGGTGTAGTGGCGCTGGTAGCACTGGCCCCCGGTGCAAGCGGTGTTTATACGGTGCTGTCCGAGGCCGCTACGAACGTCACAGTTTCGCCTTTTGTTGGAGGTCTTGATGGGGGGATTCAGCCATTGTCTTGGCCCAGACAATACGTCTACGATGATCGTGGAAACACCATCGTTGGAATTCCAGATAAGATCAAACAAGCGACTTCTGAGTATGCTGTTCGTGCTTTGAACTCTGCTTTGTTTAGAGATCCTACTTCTGATGATTTCGGTGGACCTGTGACTTCTCGTCGTGAGAAGGTTGGCCCTATCGAAGAAGAATATGATTATGCCTCGAATATGACAATCTCGAGGTTTCCTGCTGCTGATCGTCTTCTATATCCGTTCTTGGTAAATGGCGGAAGAGGAGGGGTCATTCGTGACTGAGTTCTACAATAGACTTGCAGCGACTGCTGTTCGGATGATCAATAAAAGAGGAAGATTGATCAGATTGATTCGCTTTGATGAGACGGCTGCAAATGCTGGTCGTCCTTGGAAAGGCCCACCGATCAACCCGACTGAACCTGGATCTGATGTCTTTGGAGTCTTTGTCCCACCGACTTCTGTTCAGCAATTTGGTTTGGCCGCTCTAGGTCTTGGGACAGAAATGGAATCAATGATCGCCACAAGCGAACAGATCATCATCGTCTCTGCTGGAGAGACCGATCTTCGACAGTTCTCAGAAGTTCTCGATCAGTCAGAAAGATGGGGAATATTCGCCTCTCAAATTCTCAAGCCCGGGAGCACGACTCTACTCGGATTCCTTGGAGTCCGTAGATGAGCCTCACATTTTCAGATGCTGTCGATCAGATCATGGACATTTTCAAGGCCGCATGGGATACGACCGGCTTTCCAACTTACTACGAAGATGTTCGTCAACAACGGGACTCTAGCGAGAATCCGTGGTCGACAACTACGCTCCGTCATGCTTCGGGGCAACAGGCGACTCTTGGAACGGCGACTGGAACAAGTCGTTTCGCAAGAGAGGGACTGCTCACTGTTCAGATATTCACCCCGGCAGGAAAAGGCTTGCAAGACGCCTATAGTTTGGCTAAGGTTGTGGTCGACGCCTACGAGGGTTCTACGACTCCAGGGGGAGTGTGGTTCAGGAACGTGAGATTGAATGAAGTCGGTCGGGATGGCAGGTTCTTTCAAATGAATGTCCTTGTTGAATTCCTATACGATGAACTCAAATGAAGGAGAACCTTAAATGGCGCAAGTCGCAAAGATTGACTCCAACTCCACAGGCCTTGCTTACGCCGAGGAATCTACCCTCGCAACGTTGAGTTCGCCTGTCTGGATTGCCTTGGAGCCGAATGGTTATAGTGATTTCGGCAGCGAGATCACAAACGTCTCCCCGACGCCAATCACGAACACTCGTTCGCGCAAGAAAGGTGTGACAACCGATCTGGACGCAACGGCTCAGTTCAATCACAACTTTACTCTCTGGAACCTGGAGGATATCCTTCAAGGGTTCATGTTCTCCAGTTGGGAACGCAAAGGTCGCGAAGTTGTCACGGCTGTTGACATTGACACGTCGAACCCCGACGAGTATGAAGTTGCGAGCACGACGGGTTTCGTAGTCGGTAGTGTTATTCGTGGATTTAAGTTCACAAATGCAGCGAACAACGCTCTCAATGTCGTGACAGCAATCACTGCATCGACTTCGGTCGAGGTTGCGACTGGTCAACTCGTCACGGAAGCTTCTCCTCCAGCCGGTGCTTACATTCAGGTCGTCGGTCATCAAGGTGCCGCTGGCGACATCGATGTGGCTGCTGGTGGTGATCTCGCCACACTTACCTCGACATCTTTGGACTTCACCACTCTGGGTCTGGTTGCAGGCCAGTGGATCTTCATTGGTGGGGATACGGCTGCTACTCGCTTCGCAACCGCTGCAAACAATGGGTTCAAGCGAATTCGTTCGATCGCAGCAAACATTCTGACGCTGGACAAATCTACTCTGGCAATGGTCAATGAGGCTTCTGTCTCTGAGACTGTCCAGATCTTCTACGGCGATGTCCTTCGCAACCGTGTTGGAACCAGTATCCTTCGTCGCACTTATCACCTGGAACGCCTGCTCGGCGCTCCTGATGATTCAGCGCTCAGCGATATTCAGACGCAGATCATCAAAGGTGCGGTCGGTAACGAATTCACCTTGAATATCCCGACTGCGAATCTTGTGAACGTCGATCTCGGCTTCATCGCCACTGATGAAGAACTCCGCGACTCGACTGCTGGTCCGCTCCAGTCGTCTGTTACGACACCGATTCTCAGCGACGTGTTCAACACCTCGTCGGATTTCAGTCGCATCAAGATCGCTGTGGTCTCCGATGTCAACGAGGCTCCAGTTTCTCTCGCTGCCTTCATCACGGAAGCGACGATCAATATCAACAACAACGTCTCGCCCAACAAGGCGGTCGGGACGCTCGGGGCTTTCGATCTTACGGCTGGTATCTTCCAAGTCGGCGGATCGATAACGGCCTACTTCAACAATGTGAGCGCCATCACTTCTGTTCGCAATAATTCGAACGTTACGATGGATATGGCGATGGTGAAAGATAACGGTGGGCTCGTCATCGACATCCCGCTCATCTCTTTGGGCGACGGACGTTTGAACGTTTCGTCCAATGAACCGATCACAATCCCACTCAACATGGAGGCAGCAGATGCGAGCGCAATCTTCAGCGGATTCACTCACACTCTGATGTGGACTTGGTTTGGCTATCTGCCGGATGCCGCTGAGTAATCGACAACAAAAGGAGTGACCACATGTCAATGTATAAACAGTTCGAAACCGACCCTCACCTGGAGAAAACTGGTGTCTGGATCGATTACGGTGATTTCCGAGTTCTCCTTGGTCGTGCAGGTGGCGCGAACAAGAAATATA